CAGCGTTAGCCAACGCCTCAAAGCACACAGGTTGTTAATGCATTGGCTAACGCTGATCGCGGAATGATTGATGCGCTAAGCCGTGAAACGCTTGTGGGCGAAGGAATGACATTTGAAATTCCACGCGTTACAGCTGTTCCTACTGTGGCAAACATTGCAGAAAATGCAGCTGTTACAGAATCATCACTATCAGCAACATTCTTGAGCGTACCTGTTCAAAGCTTTAAAGGCCGTGCAATTTCGACTGTTGAACTCATTGATCGCAGCCGTCCAGAATATCTAACAGCTCTTTTGCAAAATCTTGAATTTGCTTATGCAAAAGTAACTGATGAATTTGCCGTTGGCACAATTGCTGGTGCAGGTCAGCAAACTGGTGTGAATGCAAACTCATCAACAGGATTTTTGGCTTACACCTCTCAAGCTGCTGGTGCTGTTTATTCATCATCACTTGGTTTTGCTCGCAATATCGTTGTTTCTCCTGGACAATGGACAAACATCATGGGTTACAACGACAATGGCGCACCTCTATACAATGCCGCGCAACCTAGCAATGCGGCCGGAAATGTGAGAGGCGATTCATTGCGCGGTGTAGTTTCACCGGGTCTGAACCTCTTTGTTTCACGATCCATTGGCAACGCTGGCCCAACAACATCAACCGGAGATTTCTCAATGGTCGTTGTTAATCCAGATGCTTGGACATGGTATGAGTCACCACGCTTTACATTGCGCACAGCAATTCAAAGCGATGGAACCATTGACATTCTTTACTACGGCTATGCAGCAATTGCTCCAAAGATTCCATTTGGCGCATGCTGGAACCAGACCTGATAACTAAAAAATCAAAATCGGTAGCGGTCGCTCCCGAACGCTACTGACACGAAAGGAACCGAGATGCCAGCAATAGTCACAGCCGCACAGCTGAGGTCAATTCTTGGTGTCTCGGTTTCTTTATATTCTGACGCACAGCTTGATTCATTCATTGATTCAGCCGAGCAAACGATTCTGCCTTTACTTACGCAATACCAATCATCGGTGACATTTGCCAATGTGGATAATGCCGTCATTTATTTCACAACTATCCGGCCAAATTATTTTGTGCCGGGGCAATCTGTCATTGTTACCGGGGCCGGAACATACAATGGCACTTACACAGTCACCGATGATCGTATTGAGCCTTACACATTTACAGCTGCAACGGCGGCGGCTGATCGCACATATCCATTGCCATTTATTCCAAGCGCATTGGCTACATTGAGCGGATCATCAGCTGCACAGCTTTATGCCAGCACACCACCCATTGAAAATGCAATTTTGGTCGTTTCGGTCGAGATTTTTCAAAGCATCACAGCTCCCGGCAATCAAATTATGTCAGACACATTCCAGCCGCAACCATTTATTTTAGGCCGAAGCCTTACAAATAGAGTCGTTGGGTTGCTTGGGCCATTTTTGGATGTTGAGGCAATGTGCCAATGACAATTGAAGCTGACATCAGAACACCATTGCAAACAACACTTTCAACAATTGCAGCCAATGTCTATAATGGCATTCCGGAGACAATGACAAGCCCAAGCATTGTTTTAATCCCGGGAACGCCGTATTTGGAAAGCGTTTTAATCAATGGCGCAACAACTAAAGTTAAAATCAATTTGACTGTAACCGGTGTTGTTGCTTATATGAACAATGCAGCGGCTTTGGACAATCTAGAACAATTGATGATTGACATCATCAGCACAATGCCCGATGGATATGAAGTCGGCGATGTAAATCAACCCCAATCATTGGAAGTCGGTGCGGGTAAATACCTCATTGCCGATTTACAAGTCAGCACCTACTACACCAACTAAGGAGAAATCATGCCAACAACTATCGTGACCGGCAGAGATATCACATTCACCATTGCTGGTGATACTTATGATGCTCAGGCCACATCCGCAATCCTAACTATTGATTCAACAATCAATACATATCAAACTTTGGACGGCAAGGCGTATTTTACGACTGATTCGCAAGGATCGTTTGCTGTTGAAATGCTTGCCGATTGGCCAGCTGGTGGATCATTGTGCAACGCACTTTGGACAGCGGCAGACACAGCACCAAACACACCATTGGCGGTTGTCTTTACAGCTGCATCAGGATCGGTGTTTAATTTTGATGTCCAGCCAATTTTCCCATCAGCTGGAGGCACAGCACCAGATGCACAAACTGTTTCACTAGCATTCACCTGTGTGACCACACCAACACTATAAAAAGGAGATCGGGAGCATGAAATTACCAATAACGATTGAGTTTGTTTCGGGGGATAGCGCAACATATACCGCGCTACCACCGGAATGGATGAAGTGGGAACAGAAAACCGGAAACACAATTCAGCAAGTAGCCGAGAAATTGGGAATTGCAGATTTGATGTTTTTGGCGTATCACTCAATGAAGCGCGAGGCAGCCGGTAAAACTGTTAAGCCATTTGAGGTGTGGTGCGAGACTGTTACGGACATCAGCATGGGAGAAACCGAACACCCAAAAGTTACGAGCCGGGAACAATAAACCGGATTATTTGGGAATTGGCCATCAGCACCGGATTGTCACGATCAGAGTTTCAAACAGCGGAAGATATTTTAACTGTGTATGACATTTTGAGGAGGCGCAATGGCAACTAAATCATCCAGAGACACCGGCACCTTTTCATTTACTGTTGAGCCTTTAGAATTAAAAAATCTATTTAGGCTTTTGTCTGCATTGCCAAAAGAAGTCCAAGATCAAGTCAGAACCGAAGCTCAAACAATGTCAAAAAGGCTTGCAGGACAGTTGATGCAATTTGGCCTTGTATCTCCAACACCGCAAGCAAAATTGGTTATGGATTCAATTACCACACCACGCGACCGGTTAATTCGTGTTGATATTGGTGGCACAAAGCAGGTTGGCCGCAAGTATGGCGGCAAAACAGGCAAAGGTGGCAAGCGCACAAATCAATCACGAGCTGCCGCTGGAACGCTTTTATGGGGATCAGAATATGGCTCCCATCCCGGCATTGATAGAGCTGGTAGAAGATACACAAACAGATTTAAGGCTCCAGCAAATCCAAGCGGTTATTGGATAACACCAGCTGTTGATTTTTACACGCCGGTTGTGGCAAAAGAATATATTGCAATGGTTCAAACACTTATCAGAGCGAACGGACTAGATTAATGGCAAAAATTCCAAAAGTCACAGTAACCTTTGATGCTGATTTAGATTCACTAAAAAAAGGCGTTAAAGGCGCAACAACCGAGGTTGATTCATTTGGAACTAAGGTTGGGGATTTTAGCAAAAAGGCCGCTTTAGCATTTGCTGCTGTGGCCGCTGCCGCTGGAGCTATGGCCATCAAAATTGGCGTGGATGCTGTTAAAGCTGCAAGTGATTTAAGCGAAACAATTTCAAAAGTCAATGTGTTATTTGGTGACACAGCCAAAGACATTGAAGATTTTGCAGATAGTGCAGCATCATCATTAGGCCAGACCAAGCAACAAGCGTTGGATGCAGCTGCCACATTTGCCACATTTGGCAGAGCTGCCGGATTAAGCGGCAAGGATTTATCAGGTTTTTCAACCGGCTTTGTTCAATTAGCTTCCGATCTTGCTTCATTTAACAACACATCACCCGAGCAAGCAATCAATGCAATTGGCTCAGCATTGCGCGGTGAAGCCGAACCATTGCGTGCGTATGGCGTTTTGCTTGATGATGCATCATTGCGTCAAGCCGCTTTGGAATTGGGAATTGTTAGCACAACCAAAAACGCATTGACACCACAGCAAAAGGTTTTGGCAGCTCAAGCTCTAATTTACCAGCAAACATCAGCTGCCCAAGGCGATTTTGAGCGCACTAGCGATGGCCTAGCCAACAAAACACGCATTCTTACAGCTCAATTGGAAAACGCAAAAGTCACTATTGGCACCGCACTTTTACCGATTGTTTTAGAATTGGCAACTTTGTTTTCAGAAAAGGTCATTCCAATTGTGCAACAAGTTGCGGATGCTTTTGGATCAAATGCCGATGGTATGGACGGCACATTGCGTACTTTAGCTGGTGGAATAAAAGGCTTTGTGCAGCCCATTTTTGAAGGATTTAAATCGGCTTTTGACAAAATCAAAGCAACTGTTATTGAAAACAAAGATGAATTTAAAGCATTTTTTGATGTTGTTAAAGCTGCCGCACCCATCATTGGAACTGTGATTGGTAAGGCTTTTAGCATAATTGGAGACATTGCCAGCGTTGTTTTGAATGTTTTTGCAAATGTCGTTGGAGCCTTAAAAGGATTAATTAACACCGCAATTGATCTTGCTAACATTGCAATTCGTGCTGCTAATATTGTCAAACCGGGTGCAGATATAAGTCCGATTTCTAAAATTGGCACATCAGGTTTTGCAACATCAGGCGCACCGGGCGCAATTTCAGGTGGTCGAACAACCGGAAGTGGCACGACTGGTGGTGGAATCACAACCAGCGGAACAACTGGTGGCACAACTGGTGGCACAAACGCAAACACAATTCTTAATGAAGCGGCATCAACAGTCACAAAAGCTGCCGTAGCAACAAAAGCCATCGCTGGTGCATTTACAGATTCACAAAATGCAGCAAGGTTGGCAGCACAAGCCGGAGGCGGTTTTACAGACTCTCAAAACGCTGCACGACTAGCCGCGCAAGGTGGAATTACAATTAATGTCAATGCTCCATCAATTATTGATGAGGAGGCATTTAGTCGCGCAACAGCCAATGCTCTTAATAATTCGACTTTTAGAGGCACCAACGGCGCGGCCAATTTGGTTTATTTATGACAATTTTTAATCCTATTTGGCGTGTGAAAATTGCCGGTATTCAATACACAAATTATGTGTTGGCCAATCTTTCAACGACATCGGGTCGCACAAACATTTATGAGCAAGCAAATGCTGGATATGTAAGCCTGGAGTTAATCAATCTAGATCAATCAAACATTGACATTGAAATCAATGATTCGGTGACTATTGAATTGCAAAATTCCACAGCTACATTTGTGCCAATCTTTGGCGGCACAGTCGTTGATTTAGGCATTGGCATAGCTGCATCAGGTGTGGTCGGAATCAATCAATCGGTTAGAATTACAGCTGTGGGAGCTTTGGCCAGATTGCCAAAAGCCTTAACCGATGGCGTATTGACACAGGATTTTGATGGCGATCAGATTCTTACCATTCTCACAGATTTGTTAATCAATTCATGGAATGAAGTGCCGGCAGCTTTGACATGGGCAACCTATGACCCAACAACCCAATGGCAGGATGCTGAAAACACAGGCTTGGGCGAAATTGACACACCCGGCAGCTATGAATTGGCGCAGAGGTCATCATCAACCATTGATGTGTATTCATTGGTGTCAGCTTTGGCAACATCAGGATTGGGTTATATTTATGAAGATGCTCAAGGCCGCATTTCCTATGCCTCGGCAGATCATCGCTCAATCTATTTGGCCACAAACGGCTACACCGATGTGTCAGCAGCTCAAGCACTCGCCAATTCACTATTTGTGCAAACTAGAGCTGGTGACATTCGAAACGAGATTGTGCTCAAATATGGCACAAATTCAAACTCGGAGGTTACAGATAGCGATGCTGCATCCATTTTGGCTTATGGCAAACTAGCTCAAATCATCACAACAACAGTCAAACATCAAAATGATGCCGAAGATCAGGCAGCGTTTTATCTAACGCTAAGAGCCTACCCACAGGCCAATTTTAACCAAATTACATTTGAGCTGACAAACTCGGAAATTGATGATGCTGACCGAGATGCCTTGATTGGCATCTTTATGGGCTTGCCTTTACGCATTACAAATTTGCCACTCAACATGGCCTCCGGCACATATCTTGGATTTGTTGAAGGCTGGTCATGGCGTGCCTCCTACAATTCGGTATCAGTAACCGCTTTACTTTCACCATTGGCATTTTCATTGCAAGCCATGCAATGGCAAGATGTCGCAATTGCAGAACAATGGAACACAATTAGCGGAAGCCTAAATTGGGCAGATGCCTTAGTCGTAGCGTAAGGAGAAAAAATGAGCAATCCAACAACCCCGTTTTCGTGGCAAATGCCTACGGCAACGGATTTGGTTACAGATTTGCCGGCAGATTTTGAGGTGTTTGGACAAGCTGTTGCCACATCAATGGCCGATCTATTAGGTGGCACATCGGGCCAGATTCTTGCAAAGAATTCAAACACCGACATGGATTTTGTGTGGGTCACAAATGATGTTGGTGACATTACCGCGGTGACTGCCGGTACAGGTATCACAGGCGGTGGCACATCAGGTGCAGTCACAATTACAAATGACATGGCAACAACAATCACGGCATCGGGTGACATTGTTGTTGGTACTGGTTCAGGCACTTATGACAATTTGCCAATTGGCACAACTGGTCAAGTTTTGACTGCTGATACCACAGTTTCACCATACAAAGTCAAATGGGCTGCTGCATCAGCTGGCGGAACTTTTTCCGCGTGGACACCAACTTGGACTGGTGTGACAGTAGGCAATGGAACAGTTACTGCACAATATGCAGAAGTCGGAAATTTAGTTTATGGCATCTTAAAACTAGAATGGGGCAGCACAACTTCACAGGCAGGTGACGCAATTTTCAGTTTGCCAGTTACTGGTGTTCACACAACTGTATTAAATTGGGGAACTGGTATTATCTCAAAGGCTGGTCAGGCTCAAGTTTGGTGTGGGTTGGCTATGAACTCAACGACAACAATGGAAATTCGTTACACTTACGCGGTAACAAGTCCAGACAGAGTAAGAATGAACAGCATTAACGCTGGTTTCCCATACACAATGGCAAATGGTGACAGTTACGGTGTCACATTCTGGTACAGGAAGGCATAATAATGACAAAAAATGATTTAATTGCACAATGCAAGGCTGAAAATCCACAGATGTTTCAAACAGTCAATGACGAAACTATTGAGTTAGTTGGTCAGGATTATGAAAAGGCTTGTTCTGATTGGGCTGAAATGCGTTTAACGCAGATTGCATTGGAAGATGAATTGGCAGCAGTGCAAGCAGACAAAGCAACATTATTAGCCAAATTAGGCATAACTGCCGATGAAGCAAAGTTACTGCTTTCATAGTGGAACACTTGACTAAGATAATTACTTATGAAGCCGCGTCTGTCTAAAGCTGCAATCCAGTTAAGAGAGCAGTTAGATGATTCCTTCCCAGATCGTGACAGGGCATCGGATGGTTGGGTCGGTGATACCCGACACGCTGCTCGCAAGTCTGATCATAATCCAGATGAGCAAGGTTGGGTTCGTGCCATTGACATTGACGCAGATTTATTCGGTGCAGGGGTCAAACCGCATATCATGCCAGACCTTGCAGATCAGCTTCGAATCAGTTGCAAGTCTAAGGCAGAAAAGCGCATCTCGTACATTATTTTTAACGGCAGGATTGCGTCTCCCGTCCTTAACTGGAAGTGGCGCAAATACACAGGGGCTAACAAACACACTCACCACATGCATGTCAGTTTTAAGAAAGAAGCTGATGTTCTGGGTGAGTTTTTTCAGATACCTATGTTAGGCGGAGAATAATGAATGAACTAAAGACAGCAGCAGGTTCTTG